TTTATAAAATAAGAAACAATAGGGATCTCGTAAGAATAGACAATCATTATCCTTACTAAATTCTGGGCCAATCTTAAAAAACTTATTATGATATCCAAAAGATACAATAAGACCCCTACCATGTGTATTATCCGATTGATATTCTCTTATTATGTTTTCGTTTTCTTTTTCTTTTTCTTTTTTCTCTTTTTTTGTGTTTTGGTTTATACTTTCGTTGTAATTTTCTGTTATCATATCTTTCATACTTAAATGAGAGATCTTCTATTTAATAATTCATTAATAACTTTTTTGTCTTTTGTCTTTTTTCTCTTCGATTAAACAAAGATAGGTAGTGTTCGAGTACTTGATCCTAAAGCCGTTCAGCCCAAGTAAAAAAATAAAATTGGAAAGCAGCATGGCGTTGTGGCATGTACCCATTCGGCCCAACACTGACCCGCATGTCATAATTTGCGACTCATCAGTACTTTTCGAACTGATATTTGTAAAGCTTAGGATCAGATTCAGACCAAGTACAAACCTTAATACCTTCCATATTAATAAAACATCTATCCTTAGTAGATATCGACCAAACCGCAATTGGTTTTCTTAGTTTCATCTTCTTAACACCTTTAATCTTTTTAACAAGTTTTGAAGGTACTACTTCCTCACCATTTAATAAAATTGGATGATCTGCTTTAATAATGAGAGTATTTATTGGCATATTATAACCTAACGCACCTTTATCTATCTGGACAAACTTCCGAGATAATCCGAACTTCATATTGGACGCAACCAAGGTTAATCCAGAATCTCCCATGACTGTATCACCTCCTCTAATTTCAGATATCTTCTTATAGCCTTTCGTAGTCCAAACCAAAGTATTAGGATGCAAACAAGGAACTGGTGGTACAAATGGTATAACAGTAATCGTTGCAGTAACAATACTTCCTCCAAGCCCTAGATCTCCAGCTATAAGAGACGATTGAACATCGAATGAACCGTTACTTAAAGAGTTGGGAGTAAATTTTAAGCCTAATAAGCCCTGAGTAACAGTTATAAAAGCGTTATCCAATATTGGAGTTATACCATCATTTTGAAATAAGAAGCCATTACTAATGTTTGTAATCTTATAGAATTGAACGTTTAGATTAACTGGTGGACTAATCACCAGTCCTGTCGTGGTCTGAACACCTTCAAAGGTAATCGAGTCAGTAACTGTAGGTGTCATATCATCAAAATTAACGTTAGTAATTTGGAGATTATCAACCAAGACTCCTAAACCTGGCCCTGCAATTGATTTAGCCAAGGAACTCGTGGTATAATAAAGATTTAATCTTATCTTTCCATCAGGTATTGCAGGAAGAATGGCTCGGACATGTTTATAAACATTACCACTATCTCCTGTCCAAGCATCGACCGATCCAATCAGATTGATAGTACCATTATATCCATTAAGGACGAATTGATTCTTAGGTACTGGATTGAAACTCATAATTCCTTGTTGAATTTCTAGTATAAGACCATCTTTACCAGCGTCTAAATCCCATAATAAATCAAAATCAATGTATTGGGGAATAGCAAAAGACACAGGAGGTGTCACTAGTCTTGTTTGTACCAATTCAGATACACTCAGATCTGGGATATATGCTAGATTGGGTTGTGAAACAGGTTGAATAAAAGTCCATGGATTGGCATTACCCTCTGTAGAAGTCGACCAACCAATTGGTAATAAAGAATCATTAAAACTAAATTTCATAAATAGACCTGTAATAGTCCTTACTAAAACATTATCAATAAAGACACCAGGCGACTTGTTCTTACCAGTTAGACCTAAAACCCATCTTAATCGAATAGTTCTTGATTGATCCTTATAGAAAAGTTGATTAATTTGTAGTTTTATTTGAGTCAATCCATTGGAATTTCCTGTCCATGCAGCTCTATTCCCCAATGGAGAAATAGGATTGGTATTATCAGTAATATAACCATTATATGCAATAGATCCCAAAAAGATGAGGTTTGTTATATCTCTCCACTGTTCTTCCCCTTGAATTTGGAATTCTAAGACAGCACCATCTATACTCTCTTTTGTATAATACATAAGGTTAAAAGCAATAAGTAGATCGGATAAGGTACCCTGTTCCAAGGTAAAAAAATTTGTAGTCAAAAATGAAGTTCCTGGTGCACCAAGCTTGTTAGCCGGTGCATAGGGCATAGTACTGATGGTAGTCCAAGGGGCTTTGAGATCGACGGTAGTTTGGTTAATCCAACCTGATGGTAATACGGATTGATAAACACCATCAAAAGCTTGGGGAAACGCCAAGTTCTCAGTAGCGAAGGTAAATATGAGTTTCCATCCATCAAGAGTTCCTCCAGTTCCTTTTGTTTTATTGAAGTTAATAATGTATAATTTCCATTGTCCTTGTAGAACAGTAGGATCTAAATTTCTGACAAATGTATCATTCAAAGTCGCTGTACTATCAAACTCAGTACCTGGATTAGAATACGGTCCACTAGGTGCAGGATTTGGGTAGTTGACATATTCGAAATTATTCTGTGTGGGCTTGTAAGATTGTCCGTCCACTAAGAATTGAGCTGTGGTATGATTCGCGTTATCATCTAAAGTTATTGTGACAGGTGCTAGTTGGTCATCATCTTTACCTGCACCTGCTAATAAGTTCATCTTGGTGCCATTAGGAGATACTAATAATAATCCTAGATCTGGGAGCACAGGTGGCAAAAAATTAGTCAATTCGACTTTAAGACTTGCAACAGGTTTATTTAATAAATTGGTCACATTAATAACGGTAGGATATGGACTTGTATGTGGCATAGCGCCCCCCGCAGGATCAAAACCTATGACGATAGGACCGTCCGCATTAGAAAAAGTCACACTCATATTATATAATAATTAAAGATTCTATTATTATAAAACCCTGAATTTTAATTTGAGACTTTCTTGCCTATTTATTAAAATTGATCCACTTTGCTTTTATTTAAAGTTTTTTAAGTAAAATGAATTCTGAAAAAGTAAGATTGGGAGAGTCCTCAATAAGTGGGGCAGGGAGAGGCGTGTATGCATTATGTGACTTCAAAATAGGCGATGATATATGTTATTATGACGGCATAGACAAACCAATAACATCAATCAAAGATTTTAAGTTCAGCAATTGATTAGATGTTTAAATCTTCAAGACAAGACTGATATGGAAAAAGTAACTTTACTTATTTTTAAAGTTCTAAAATGAACACATATGGTTTTTCATATTATAAAATTGATTCACTTTGCTTTTATTTTATTATCGTATATTGTGTATTAATGCTCCGTGTAAGAGCTGCAAATCTTGCTCGACCAGTAGTGCAAGTCCAACCAGTCTTGCCGGTCTTGCCAGTCTTGCCAGTCTTGCCAGTCTTGCAAGTCTTGCAAGTCTTAGACTTGTCAGTGCATGTAGTTTAAAATATACAGAGGTGGGGTAGTAGATCCGGTGCAATTCTTCATGTAGTCGGATTTGATGGAAATATCTATGCAGTCTCAAGTAGGAATCTTTTTGTTGATGGAACAAAGTTACTTCCATATGACCAGTTAATAAAACATCCGATCGTAGATAGTTTTCCAATAAAGCCACGCAGAATATTTTATCCAACACCAGCAGAACAGGCTGCTGGTATTATCAGATGTGTTGATGAAACAGCAGATGGATTCAACTATTTTATCATGATATATGCAATTATTATGTTTTTAATATTGTTGAATTCCCCATCACACTGATCTTAGCTATCAAGTATATATGCTGTGTGTGTATGCTTGATTTTCATAATTAATGAAGCATTTTTTTATATTTATATTATATAGGATGAATAGACAGTATAAACCAAGAAAGCAAACAGCGACTAGATCACGCAAAACGAAGCAGAGCATGTCACATTATGAAAATATGCAATACGGAGGAGTATTAAATCTTGAGGATCTCCAAAGATATGAGCAGATTCCGGCTGAGGAAAAACACGAAGTCCTACAATACGTGATGCAATTAATCGATCCTGAAGATCTTGTAGACCATGTTATTGCTTGGATCGACAAAAATCCTGGTCTACGCTTTGACCGCTTTACGATGAGGGAATTACTCGATGAATACAATCCAGAGTTAGTGCAAGTTATTGCAGATAGAATTCACGAGAGATTGTTGGAATAAATTTACTAGTGTTTCCACTCCCACTTAGATAATTAACCGCTGTAAGGTTGGACTACTTGCGTGCTGAGTCACACCTATTTATCGCTAACAAATAAACTTTAAATATGCGTAAAAAATTGAAAGCAAAATTATGTGAATATATAAGTTCATATAATAAAATGGCAGATCTGCTTGAATATCTTAACATCGTTCTTAGTGGATTAGGGGAATCGGAATTTGGAATCGTGATTGAAAATTCGGAAGATTTCGTATCTTTTTTACAAAAACATCCAGAATTTAGTTTCGTGCCAGGTCCTGAGATTTTCATAGACGGTGAAGACACAGCAAGTATGTGGGATAGTTGTTTAGATGGGTTTCAAATAACCCACGTATGTTGTGAATCTGGATGTGTCGTTACACCAAAGATTGCAGGACAAAGATATAAATATTGCCAAAAGTGCGATTACACTCCAGAAAATTTTACGAATCTAGCAAACCTAGAGAAAAAGCTAAATGGTGCAGGATTTAAGTGTAAAATGGGTGTTCTGACTAAAGTGTGTGGATGTACTTAGTATTATTGATCGCAACCGTTCTACATCCTTTTTGGTTTGAGTGAACGCATCAATTCCTGTGAATAATCTTCGGGTATTGCTGAAAATAAGTTTGTAAATATGTATACAGAAGTATTCGAAGTTTTAATCATAATTTCGATACAATTCTCCCATAAATTTTTTTGCTACAGGGATCATCTGAATGATGATCAAGCAATTCTATAAAACACTGCAATTCCAGCAATTGTAATGTCCTTTTACGAATTTGTTTTAAATAATTACTTTCCATTATATTCAAAATCATGATGAATCTAATTATTAAGATAATTTCTTTGATAGTTATTTATTACGGAGGATTTAGTAAAGTTAAAGAAAGCCATATACCCACTAATTACTTAAATTACTTAAGTCCTTTATAAAAGGCTAAGACTCTAGGATCGCATTTAATCTTTGAATAATTAATACCCTCCAAATATAATCCAGATAGAGTCTTAATGCGACTAAGAATAACATAGGCCATACCAGGTCCAAAAGCTTCCTTCAAGTCTGCTCTAGCGGAATTTAGAGTGGCACCTTGGCTACGATGAACGGTTATAGCCCAAGCTAATATTAATGGGATCTGTACGCGTTTAAGGAGATATCGTGGATGATCGGGTGCCCATGTCCATTTATCTATTTTCACAGATCTCATCTTACCTGGTTTACTGGAATCTGGAACTGACAAAAGAGGTAATCCATCTTCGAATCCACAGATAATACCAGTAAGACCATTTACCAAACCCTCCTCCAAATTTAGATTCACTGTTAACATGACTTGACAACCAACACATAGATGAAGATCTTTCTCAGCAGTACAATGCTGATCTATAAACTCCTCTAACTCTTTTTCTGGTATATCTGGTCTTACTTTACCTTTAAAAGCTGGTTTAAGACTCATTGTATCTGCATAAGTATAAGTGAAGACCTTATAATTTTCATGAGTCGCCACAAGTTCTTCGAACTTTTGACGATTAATATCATTTACACGTTCTCTATGAGGATAGATTAAAGTTGGTTTAGGGCCTTTAGTCTTGTTTAGGGATTTATCAGATCCTTCTATAAGTGCTAATTCATCATCCTTTAGATTTGAAATAAGTCTGGAATTTAGGAGTTCCTTACCAGCCATAGTGATTTTTCCTTCTCTAACTTCATTTAAGACGGCTTGTAAAGCTGGGTCAGATTGTCTTACAATTTGTTTTAAAGCAAAGGTCTTAGTTATAGCTTCTTTCCAAACTTGACTTTCGAAACAGTAGCGTTCATTAGTTCCGATCGGTGGTAATTGACAAAAATCACCACTTAAGACGAGTTGTAATCCACCTAATGGTTTATCAATATTACGTATATGACGACCAAGATAATCTAGTTTATTTAAGACTTCAGCACTCATCATCGAAACTTCATCAATGATTAGAAGATCAGTTTCTCGCCACCTCCTAACTATCTGTGCTTCTTCTGATTCGGGATCTTTTACTCTTTCCCTTTCCCTTTCCTTTGCTCCTTCCTTTGCTCCTTCCTTTGCTCCTTCCTTTGCTCCTTCCTTTTCTCTTTCTCTTTCTTTTGGTTTTTCTGCAGTTTTTGTAAGTGTTTTAGTAGTGTCTTTAGCTTCTGTAGGAGTACCTACATCTTCGTTTTCTTCCTTAAAAACTGCTTTACTTGCAATGGCATTAGCTTGTGAAGTTGCTGATAAAAGTCCTTTCAATATCTGTGCCTTACCTGTCTGTCTTACTGGTATTCCTGCCCAACTATGTAATGTCATCCCATTAATATATGTACTAGCTATACCAGTCATAGCAGTTACTGCTATCCGACGTCTACCCGTTTTTTCAACTATAGGCCCAATTTGAGATTCCTTTACTGGATCGAGCTGTAGCTCATTTAGTATATGCCTTATCATGAAGCTCTTACCAGCGCCTCCAGGACCTGTTAAGCAGATTGAATGTCCATCCTTAACTAGTTGAAACGCTTCTTCTTGATATGGATTTAATGTAACCATTTATTTATTTTATCTTTATTGAGATAATGGAATTATGGCATCACTTTTTCTGGTCGGCAAATTTACCAAGAACACAAACTTTATCTTTATAGAACAGAAATTATGTATTGAGAAGCTGCACAGCATTTGGTGTAGCTCATATCCTCTTGTTCAATGACGGTGGCTAGCACCACCTGCTTATGTAGGTTGCAATTCTAAGGAGACTATGGATAGGATTGGTCACTAAATGAACTGCATACAGATGAACAGAGATACAGATTAGGTTTTTTTTAATACATTTTAAAAAACTAATATATAGATAATAACATGAGTTCTTGTTCAATATGTGGTTCGCCAAATACAAATAAATCAAGTTGTCCGTTAAATCCAGAAGCACCTATACATTTGTGTGCTGAGACCAAAAAATATCCACAACCTCGGGCCTGTCCATGGACATATGAGGGTTTATCAGGTGATCGTGGAAATCCTCTTAAACATCCTCTAGCTTTAGACATGATGCGTGCTTCCGGTTTTTTCGGAACAACGAATCGTACATCGCTTTCTAAACCGAATACTCGAACGTTTATGGAAAAATCGTCGCGCCCATCAAGATTAGCCATTCCAGGGGAAAGAGTTCCGACTGGAAGGAGTGCTACGGACAAACCAATTTATTTTGATAAGTTAAAATTCTTGAACAACAGTGATATCCCATCGGATGATAGTGACTGGGAAAAGCAAAAAAATGGATTTATAGTTTTGTATGATCAAATACGTAAACCATTAGAAAATTGGCCTCAGGATCCGGGCCACTTTGCTAAACCAATGGATTGGAATGATTTAAAAGAAAATATTCCTGAAATGAGGGCAGAAACAGAACCAATATATACTGGTCATTATAATCTAAATGGTGATTTGGTATATACGTCTCTGACAGGGATGGAGAGTCCATATAATATGACCAATCTAGATGAAACTAATTTTGAAGGTTTCATAGCAAAATATGGTGACAAAGTTTATACATGGTTCAAATCCAATTATGCCTGGTTCCCAATTGATGCTCAAGACACGAGATATCAGTATATAATGTCGAACAATCAAGGTGAAGATTTGGATCTAGGCAAATATCTAATGGTACATACAATCTCTGCAAGTGATCCCAAAGAATTACCTAAGAAAATAACTATTGATATTAATAATAAGGGAAAGGGACTTAAGATAGATGAACTTAAATATAGTAGGTATCCCTTAGTTGGTCCCAGAAAGGGAAACAATATTCGTGATCTATTTTTAAGAAAATTCTATTTTCCACCTTATTATCGAAATTACTTAAAATATCAACGAATGAGACGAGGATACATTGAACCAGATGAAAGTCTTATTAAAGTGTTAATAAAGTCATTAGGTTTACCGAAAGATGCAATTTCTTTTGATATTAGTAAATTTGAGACATTAGGTCGCATTTGTGCACGAGGGGCTCATTCCTGGTTATTATTTGACAATTTTGTTCGTAAGGTTTTTGAGATTCATAGTCTAGCATATAACCGATATTACCGAGGTCGTAGCACGGTAGATGGAATACCGATAAAACAACATATTGATGCTACAATGCTTGATGATTTATGTAGTTTAGTTACACAAATGTTGGGAAAAGCCCAAAAGGATAGTGAAAATAAAGCTATTATTTCGTCGCAAGATGCAAAATTGTTTCAAGAGATGTATAAAAAGATTTTAATTAAACACGGCATTATACCAGAAAATTATCAGAATCCTTACACAACAGAAAAGACCAATGAAGCCATGAAGGGAAAACTCCAGTTTGAAGGAGAGCTTATGTCTGTGCCACCTAATATCTATAGAGGGTCTATTATTTATCCAGGTGGAAAATCATATCATCAAGGTTTAGCTTCGTTTAAAGGTAAAGGCACAATACCTTGGACTGATTATTGCTATACAATGTTGGATAAGGAACATTTGGAAGATTTAATTAATTTAGCTAATAGTTTGGGTCTTAAATTAAAATCGAAACCCACGAAAGTCGATGTATGTCTTATATTAACAGACTATTATGACAAGCAATTAGCTGCTGCTTCTTCAGCAGCTGCATTACCTTCTCTTTATTCTAGTACTGGGTCTTCGTCTTTGTCTACAGCTACAGATACAGCTACATCTACATCGGATATGAGTATGAGAACATCTAAATATGAGAGTCGTAAAGGAAAAGCACCACAAAAATTATATGTACCTCCTCATAAACGTTAAAAATCATTATACAAAAATAACTACATAAATGATAATCAATATTATCATTTATTTTTATAAACTTTAGGTTGCTCACTGTTTGCGGCAGGAACGTGAAATCTTGATAAAGAAGAGTTGAGTATCGATATCCCAGAGATTAAAGAAGTTAGTTCCATTTAGCTTAGCCTCTCTGTCTAAGTTATATGTACGCAACCTTCCTGTAACATTTTTCTTATGGGTTATTGCAATAAAGTTAAATATAAATGGCATATCAATCACTTCATGTAATCGTCTTTCTAAAAATAAAGCTCCTTCTCCAGTTTTTGAACTCATTTTCGCCATCTCTTTATCTGAAGGAAAAGGTCTATCCTCCCAAAAACTACGATGATAGGCCATCGATGCTTCCGACACATATGAACCCATACTCATTAAGTAACTATAATTGTCTAATAAATGGTAAATACCTATTTCAGTACAACCAACACATCTAATACCTTCAGGTTTATATTTTAAGAGAACTTTAATACGAGCCATCACACTTTCGGGATAATAATAATCATCATCATCCATATGTACGACATACTCCGAAGTTGACTTGTATGCTAAATAATTACGCTTTTCAGATATAGATAGTTTACGATCCAATTCAATATATTTAATACGAATGTCACCACTCAATAATTCTCGGTTCTTAGCTCTATGTGTTTCATTACTATCATCTAAGACTATCCACTCAAGCTTACCTTGTGGGTAGACAGTTTTCCTAAAGTTACGGA